GCTTTGGTAAGTTCAGTTTCATTGAGTGCCTGAGCGGAGGAGCAGACACAAAGGATGGTCTTAACGCCTCACTTGTCATCTTTGATGAGTACGCAGCAGCCAAGTACACAAAGGACCACTCTGAGGGAGCAGAACTGCTCCAGGTCCTTGAGTCATCAATGGGCACCAGGCTGGAGCCGTTGACTGTCATCATCACCACAGCCTCACGTATTCCGGATGGTCCGTTTGTGACAGAGCTGACTAATGCTCAGGCAGTCTTGCGTGGTGAGATAGAGAAAGACAATCTCTTTGCCTCTCTATATATGCCAGATGCGTGGGACACCGCTGACTCTTACGGTGATCCGGCTCTATGGCACAAGGTCAATCCGCACATCGGCACTACAGTCTATGAGTCATTCTACTCCGATTTCTGGAATGATGCGCAGAATGATGCGGAGAAAATGCTTGAGTTCAAGAGTAAGATGCTGAACGTCTTTACGGCTGCATCTATTCAGGAATGGATAACGTCTGATGAGATACGGCATCTGCAACGTAAGTTCACTCCTATGGATATTGTGGGCCGTCCGGACACTATGGTGTCGCTGGATCTGTCAGTCTATGATGATTTCTCCGCTGCCGCTTTCACGGCATACATCAAGGAGGAGAGCGAGTTCTGGACCTATATTAAGTTTTACATTCCCGAGGAGACGCTGAAAACACATCCTAACAAACGTCTATACCAGCAATGGGTTGATGACGGTTACCTCACCGTCTGTCCTGGTGCCATCATCAGTGATGACATGATAGTGAGTGATGTACTTACCTATAATGAATATCTCCGGATCTTGCAGATAGGATATGATTCATACAAGAGTCAGGAGGTCATCAACTCACTGGCCGCCGCCATATCATCAGAGGGCGGTGACCCTGACAATGTGCTGCGCGCCGTGCCGCAGACCTATGGCGCATTTACATCGGCAGTGGATAGTTTCAACCTGGCCATTAAGAGTAAGCCGGAGCCGAGGATGGTTTTTAATGACAATCCCATCATAGCATATTGCTTTGCAAACTGCTATCTGGATGAGGATAAACGTACCGGCAACCGCAAGCCGCTAAAGCGTAAGGCAAATCTCAAGATAGACGGTGCCATAGTCACGCTCATGAATATCTGGCTGTTCAATAACACTGAGCGCAGGGTGTAGGGTAACCTATGACGCTTTTTGGAGCCATAAATAAAAAAGCATGGCTCTATTTTCAAGACCACTATTTAAAAGAGAGGCGGCACAGGCGGAGGTTAAGACCAATGTCATCAGTGCTGCTGACTACCGCGAGAACGTGGTTAATGTCAACTCTCCTGACAGAGCATTGAAGATTGCGGCTGTTTACAGGGCCGTCAACCTTATTTCCAACGGTCTGGCCATCATGCCTATGCACTATAAGCGGTGGAACAGTGCTCTCAAGTATTATGTCATGGATGAGACACAATCCGGTCAGCGCATCAATTACATGATTTCCACACAACCGAATGACAGGATGGATGCTTTTCATTTCTGGAAACAGGTTGTATGTCAGATTCTGCTCCAGGGTAATGCGTACATCATTCCGGAGCGTAATATGTACGGTGAGCCTGAGCGTCTTATCCTTTGCACGCCGTACACCGTGTGCTATGACGTGTTCCAGAACACCTATTACATCACTGATCCCTACAACGGCATTGTGGGCACTTACTTTCCGCGTGATGTGATACACCTTAAAAACATGAGTTTTGACGGTTACATAGGTGTGTCAACCATATTCTTTGCCGCCAAGACTCTGGGTATTGCTGCTACCGGTGATGAGGAGACTCTGAAACGCTTTGCTACAGGTGGCCGTTTCAAGGCCATACTGAGCAATAACAACAGTGTGATGGGATTCGGCAAGTACCAGGATGACCAGCTGAAAAAGGAGGCGTTTGATTTGAACGAGGCCCTGCGTGCCGGTCAGGATATTATCAGTATGCCTGGTGATGTCAAGCCTACACCTATCTCTATGTCATCGGCGGATATGCAGTTTTTGGATTCGCGTAAGTTCACGATCCGTGAGATTGCACGCATATTCAATGTGCCTGCATCAAAGCTGATGGATGACAGTAACACTGTTTATGGCACGGCGGAGGCAAACAACCTCTCTTTCTACAGCGAGGCCTTGCAGCCTATCATTGCTGACATTGAGGCGGAGTTCCGCGCTAAGTTGCTGGGTGTGGACCGGTATCGGAACCGGAAATACTGCTTTGACCTTTCCAACCTGTTTGCCCTTGACCGTAAGAGTCAGGCTGAATGGAATAAGAGCCGTCTGGAGACCGGTATGGCATCGGTCAATGAGTTGAGACGTGAGATGGATGCCGCTCCTGTTGAGCAGGGCGGTGATGACTTATATGTAACCGCAAACGTGGTGCCTCTGGGTAGTGATAAGCTGTGGGGCACTGCCAAAACACCTGACAACAATGCCGGAAAGTAACAACAATCAGAATCCGACACTCCAGATAGTGACGCTGGATGAGTTAAAGACTCAGATGAGGGTTGAGGAGTCTATTGAAGATTCTCTCATCACTCAGTACGGCATTGCTGCGGAGCGTCAGATCATAGGTGATACACGCCGCTCGCTGGATGAGTTGTGCGTTATGGGATATATGGAATATCATGGAACAGAGGTGCCGGAGGGTATCACGCCTGGTGTGGCGTGGTTCCCCTCTCCGCTCAAGGTGGCAATTCTGATGTTTGCCGCTAACCTGTACCGCAACCGTGAGCCGGTGGCTGCCGGTGTGACGGTCCAGGCTATTCCCTACACTCTTGAGGTGATGGTTAAACCTTATGTGAAACTGGCAGAATGATTACCGCAAGTAACCTGGTTTATCGCGTAGGCATTTTTCAGCCTGTGACGGTGCGTGACATATACGGAGCGCAGGCTGTACGCTATCAGTTCGTGCGTAACGTGTGGGCTGATGTCAAGTTCAAGAAAGGCAGCCGCGCTCTGGATCATGGTGAGGTATGGCTGCCTACTACCATTGTCATCACCACACGTCTGCACTCTGACATCAATGAGCGCGTAAGGCTGAGATGGGATGATAAGATTTACCAGATAGACTCCCTGAACCGTGACCGCTTTAACGGCAGTCTGACCATCACGGCTACGGAGGTGGATAAGGGCAGCGGTGTCCTGGACGGTGGTGATTTCAATAATGATTTCAATAATGATTTCACCTCTAATTATCCTATGGTGGTATGAGGGTAACCTATGAGGCTATTTGAGGGGTTAAGTAAAGAATTTACTGATATGGAGAAGATTCAAAGAGAAATTCGCTCATACTGCGGAGACCAGTACCAGCCGCGTCTGCGTGAGGTGAACGGCCAGGAGAGCAGGACCATTGAGGGCTATGCCATTGTGTTTGGCGTGCGCTCTCAGCTGCTTTTTGACTGGTATGACCGCTACTATGAGATTATTGAGCCGGGTGCCATTGATGAGGCACGTCTGCGCGAGATGGATATTAAGATGACGCTCTTTCATGACCGTGAGATGCTGGTGGCACGCTCCAACAAGGGGCAGGGCACGCTCAAGCTGACGGTTGATGAGGTGGGTGTCAAGTATGAGTTTGACGCGCCGCGCACTCCTGCCGGTGAGACCGCACTGGAACTGGTGCGCAGAGGTGACCTGGCAGGATCATCATTCACCTACTGGAGTGATGAAAAGACCAGCGTGCGCTATGACCTGACCGATGAGGATGTCCTGGTGCGTCATGTGGACCGCATTGATAAGGTCTATGAGATGACCATAGCATCTGATCCGGCATACGTAGAGACCAGCGTGACCGCACGCGAGGTGGAGGCTGCCGGAATACATCTGCCTCAGACTGATGAGCAGAAACGCCAGGCTGCTGAGGAGGCTGCCAAACGTGTACGTGAGAGACAGCAGACCATAGATAATCTGCGCAAAATAGCAAAATCTTCAACTTTCTAATTTGAGTGATATGAATAAACAGGAATTGATCAAGAGACGTTTTGAGATTACAGAGCGTCTGCGTGCCATAGCTGATGATATGGACGCAAAGAAAAGAGAGATGACCGAGGAGGAAAAGACCGAGGTTCAGGCTCTCCATAGAGAGATGAGCGCAATAGACCTGCGCATCCAGTCTGAGACAAGCGTACAGCCTGCCATGAGTCAGAAATCACGTGAGGTCCGCTTTGATGAGATCTTGCGCGAGGCCAAGAAAGGCGGCAACAACAAGGAATTTGTCATCCAGCGTGAGGCTGTTGTCACATCTGACACAAACATTGATGCCACATTCCCTGTAACCGTTGAGGCTCTGATGGAGCCGCTGGAGGAGGGCCTTATCCTGGATAAGCTGGGCATCCCCACACGTACAGGTCTGCGTGGCACTTTCGTCATCCCTGGCATCGGTGCCATTGAGGCTACTGTAGCAGGTGAGGCTGTTGAGATCTCTGACTCTACTATTGATTGGGAGAAACTGGTTCCGAAACCACAGCGTCTCTCTGTAAGCGCAAGCATATCAAATCAGGCTATCAATGCCTCTGACGGCACTGCTTACCGCGCTGTTGTTGACCAGCTGCGTGTCGCTATCCAGCGTACACTCAACAGCCGTATGTTTACCACCAAGCAGAGCGGTACCGGTGATTTCTACGGTCCTTTCAAGGCTCTGGCTGCCGCTGCCGCTGTTCCGGCATCAAGCATCAGGACCATTGCTCAGAAGAAAGCCGCAAAGCACATCCTCTTTGCCGGTGAGGTTCCTACCTATAAGGAAATCCAGCTGCTCCGCACCATTCCTACCACTAAGGGTGTGCGCTATCTCTTTGGTGCATACATCATGGATGCTGCTATGGCCGGTGAGTTGCGTGCAACTCCAAAGGGTGCAGGCGGTGGCCGCATGATCCTGGAGGATGGTTACATTGATGGTATGCCTGTATTTGAGACCAACTATCTTGAGCTGGGCACCAACAAGAGTTACATCGCTTTCGGTTTCTTCGGATATGAGGCTCTGGGCCAGTTCGGTGAGATGAGAATGATCATTGATCCCTATACCCTGGCATCAAAGGACTGCGTAAAGGTTGTGCTCAATGCTGATTGGGCTATGACCACTCTGCGTCCGGAGGCTTTCTGTCTGGGCGAGTGCGCCGGCGGTGGCTCTGGTTCAGGTTCAGGCAACTGATTGAATTAAATGCACCTGCTTTAGTCAACAGTGTATTTGGAGGGCGTGGGGGAGTTCCCTCACGTCCTTTTATTTAAAGAGAGTACAGATGTATATTATTTGGATTCCATATAACGGTGAGGGCGCACAGGGCCGTGAGCTGGAGTTGGCTGTGGCCGGATGGCGCAGGCATTTCCTTGAGGACTACAGGATAGT